CAACTTTGCCGGCTTTCTCTTTGAGTGTGTCGTAGTCTGCAAATTTGCTACGTTCTCGTTCGAGTCGCTTTTCAACAACGCTGTCTACATCGGCTTGAGTAAGTAGATTGTCGTCTACCTTTTTAAACTCATCGCCATCTTTTGTAAAATATTCAGCCATTCCCTCTTTTCCTTTCCGGTGAGTAACCGTTTGTTCTGACTAACTCAAATATAACATAAACGAATTAAATACAACAACTTTTGTTCTAGCGCCGGTTAAAGACATCGCAGTATATTTGATAGCGATGGAACTGCGCCAATGTATCATCAAGGTTTACGACAGAGTTTACGCTGGCGTGAGTTATATCTTGTGAGTAAGCTTCCAGTGCTACTATTTCGTCTGCTATGAAGTCGGCTTGAGCGCTAGCAGTTGCTCGGCTAGTCTTGTGATAAACCTCTATTAGTATCTCTGCCCGGTCAAGGACCATTGCTTCTCTTGCGCCACCGGTGCGATCCACTAGAACATATTTTGCTGGTGGGGTTTTTGGTTTGTCTCCGTAAGCTACCCAGCCATCCGATAAGATAGTGTTAAGCCATGCAATAACTGATGATTCTATATTAGCCATTTATGCTTTCTCCTCTGAAGTACCTATTCCAGCGCGTTGGCGTGTTCTCATCCATAAAGACAACACTGTCGCTGTCTATGTGAAAGACCTTTCCGTTCCAAGTAAGCTCCGAGTCGCTGACATCTGCAGTGCTAGCTTTTGGCAGGTGTATTCGTATCTGGTCTTTGCTCTGCTCCATTGCCTGTTGCTCTCTGGCTGTAGCCGGCTCAGTGATTGGTGCTACTAAGCAGTCCTCTACTTCGACATTGCTAGTAGTATAGGTCGGATTATTAAAGCTGTCCGTTCCGTTTGAAACCTGTTTGACAAATGTGAGAGTAATACCCTTCATAACCTTTATTTTAGCACCTTTTCGCGCTCACAGAAAAACGCTTGGCAGAATTGCTCCCACAAATTCGGTATTTATACGGGGGAGTGTGGATTCCACAGCGCGAAGGCGACCTCCCCCCGTCTATTTATCCACAGTTTTATATCTGTTATAGTTTTGGCATTTAATAAAGCATTTGTTAGATAATATATTAGCTCTGCCGGCTAGTCTTGGCGCGTGTTATACTAAAAAAAGTTATGAAATGGAGCAATAATGATTGATTTATCTATACTTATATGCAGTGTTAACACTCGTTATGACAACTTTTTATTACAAATAGAGAAACAATTATTTACTCAGCTGGAGGCACTAACACCTGAAGAGCAGGAGCGCGTTGAGATCATAGTACTTACAGACAACAAGAAGATGATGCTAGGACATAAGCGCAACAAGATGGTTGAGCTGGCTCAAGGTAAATATATTGCGTTCGTTGACGATGATGATCGTATTTCTGACGACTATATAAAAGAGTTGCTCGATGCTACTGCTACTGATGCAGACAGCATAGTGTTTCAAGCAGAGGTAAGCCTTAACGGAGAGGTGGCTAAGATATGTTACTACTCAAAGGATGTTAAGCGTGACTATAATCTACCTTCTAGTTACCACCGTATTCCGAACCATATCTGTTGTATAAAGCGCGAGGTGTCTTTGAAGTCTAGCTTTCCGAACATACTATATGGAGAGGATGCCGGCTACGGTAAAGTTCTACTGCCTCATCTAAAGACCGAGCATGATATAAAGAAAGTCCTATACTATTACGATTACAACGCAGAGACTACGGAGACACAGGCTTGGAAGTATAACCGAACCGAGCCACGCAGACAGAAGCCGGTTGTTGATGTGGTTATACTCTCCAAAGCAACTGACTCTAGAACGGTTACTATGACCCAAGAGGCAGTCAATACATGCTTCTATACTACCAACGGACTGCCTATAAATATTATTGTAGTAGAGAATGGTGGCGACTATAAGTACAAGAACGCGACCACCATACACAAGCCGGGTAAGTTTAACTATAATGGCTTCGCTAATACTGCTGCTGCGCTAGGCTCTGCCGAATGGATTATGATCGCCAATAACGACTTAGTGTTCAAAGACGGATGGCTACATAACCTTATTGCTGCAGGTAACGATGTTGTAAGCCCACACGAGCCTAATGATTTACGTCAGAAGGGCTTTATAAAGAACGAGCTGGGAGATGAGTGTGGCAGACACTTCTCTGGTTGGTGCTTTATGATTAAGCGCAAGCTCTGGGAGGACATAGGTAGGTTTGACGAAGATGTAAGCTTCTGGTGCAGTGATGATGTTGTTATAGAGCAAGTAAAAGACAAAGGCGTGCTTCCAATGATAGTGCTTGATGCCATAGTAGAACATAAGCCCTCTAGTACCGTAAGTGCTATGCCGGCGCGTGATCAATTAGACATGAAGTGGGGTAATATATATATATTCAATAAAAAATATGGCAAAGAGAAATTTGCCGACCATCCTGATTACCAAAGATGGTTGAGGAGGAACGTTAGATGAAACTGCAAGAACTAGGTATAAAACACAACACAGACAAAGCTTTCTTTCATAAATACTGCGACTTTTATGAAAAGAACCTGCCAAAGCGATCATTCAAAGGTAGATTATTAGAGATAGGTGTAATGGATGGTGCTAGTTTGGCAATGTGGGCAGAGTATTACCCTAATGCTGAAATTGTCGGAGTCGACATATTCGATAAGTCGCATGTTCAGATTCCGGGAGTAAAAGTATTGCAATTAGACGCTACTGATACTGCAGCATTAAAGAAACTTGGTAATTTCGACATTATTATTGATGATGGAAGCCATAAAACAGCCGACCAACAAGCTTCTTTTGAGCATCTCTACTATAAGCAATTAAACAAAGGTGGTTTTTACGTTTTAGAGGATTTGCACACTTCACTTATGCCCTCTTATGTCGACTCTAAGCTTACAACTATTGATTATCTAAAAAAGTCAAAGCTCAAGATAAAGCATTACCGGCGTGACGCAGATGTCGCTGACAGCATGACTTGTATTATCCCTGCAGGGCAGTAGCATGAATATTACCGTTGCAGTAATGGCTCATCCAAAGCGCAAGGACCAAGCAGAGGCGCTAGCAACTGAACTAAAAAAGTATTCATTTATGGATGTAAGCATTTCTTATGATGGCGTTGATGCCGGTTCGCACCAAGAAGAGTGGGATAATGGCAAACGGGCATTACTTGCCGGCGTGAATAGAGGCGACTGGCACGTTGTAATTCAAGACGATGCTATATTATGCCCTTTTTTCTTTGAAAACCTGCTGGGAGCGCTGGAAAGCGTGCCAAGTAAGTCTTTAGTGTCGCTTTATACCGGCAGAGCGCGCCCACTTGGTAAACGAGTACAATTAGCAGTAGACAAGGTTAATGATGATAGTTGGTTACAGTTCTGGTTGCTTATGTGGGGAGTTGGTATTGTTATACCTTCCAGCCATATAAAACCAATGCTTGAGTTTGTAGATGATAGAGATGAACCGTATGACACTCGTATTGGTATATTCTACCAACGTAATCGTCTGCCTATTTACTACACTATGCCATCTTTAGTGGACCATAATGACGAGCTAGACAGTTTATTGGATCATGGCAAAGCGCCGGGAGCTAGAGTTGCTCATAGGCTAGCAGACAGTCTTGTTACTTGGAATAAGCAAGTTATCAATATTTAACTATAGCGCTGCAGGGATTAAGCCGGTGTCGACTTTCACTTTGTTTAGCTTATCGTCAATGCTTCCGGTGGCTGGTGTTTCTGCAGTGCCTAGAGTCATAGCGTCTCTTACTTGAGCTGGGCTAATATCATTTAATCCGGCTATGTCGCCCTCTATTGCTGTTTGTGCGCTGTCTAGTTCTGCTTTTGTTGGTGGGTCGTAAGTAGTAAGCGCATTTGTAACCTGTGTATTTACATCGGCTGCAGAGATGTCGTTAAGTGTTGCAATCTCAGCGCTTGTAGCAAGAGCTGAAACATCTGCTCTATATTGAGCAGGGTTATCTAGATCGGCTTGTATTGCTGCAAGTTCACTGTCGTATTCATTGGCAGGTGCTAATCCTGACTGTATAGCACTTACTCCGGCGCTAGATAGTGTTCTTGTTGCGAATGCCCAGACTTCTGATGCAGTAGCTCCTCCACCACCTCCGGTAGATACTGCGATGGCTTGGACCGGCTGTTGGTAGTTTATTCTTACTGTATATGCGCCAAGCGTGTCTACAAATGGGTCGCTTGAATCGTCTGTTAGTAAAATGCCACCTACTACGTTAGTTGTACCGTCTACTTCGTCAGGTCGGACTTTCCAGCCATTAGATAAGAAGGTGTAAAACGGAATTGAGTTAGCTCCACCGGTTGAGTTACCACCTACTTGAGAGAATGCGAAGTCGTATTGTGCGTTTGTAGTAAGTAGCATCTGGTCTTTCCATCTTGAGTACACTTCTTGTACGTTATACTCTCCGGTGTCTAGAATAATAAGCTCGTTGGCAAAGTCTATTGTATGAGTATTTGTATAGGCTGAGTCGTATACAAGGTCGTCTGATTGGTTGAGTGGTATGGACTGGTTCTCTTCACTTAAAGTAATGGTGCTTATAAATGGCACTTTGTCGTCTTTCCAGACCAGTATATTTACATCGAAGTCGCCAATATCGCTGATCCATTCATAGTTGTATGTGAATGTTGAGCCGGCTAGTACTTCTCTATCTAGCTCTTGCGAATAGTCAGCGTTAAAGACTGCAATTGTTGTGCCTGTTGTTAATCCTGTAAGTTCTAGGGTTGGGTTTGCTGTGTCTAGTGGATAAGTGTTGGCTTGAGCTAATGCTGTGGAGACTGTATTTATTCTTATATATGTTAGTGCGTTAGTGGTGGAGCTAGCAGTACAGGTAATGCGAAGTTTTAGTTTGTAGCCTAGAACAGGGTCTATTGTTTCAGCTGATAGGTTTGCACCATTGAGTGTTTGGTATGAACCGGTGAAGCCATTACCGTCATTTATATCGATGTCGTATTCATAAGAGAAGTTCCCGGTATTTGTGCCAGTTAGTGTTGCAGCAGAGTTTGCGAATGCAGTATGACCAATAGCGTAATATGGCATTTCAATTATTAGCACATCGCCGGAAGTTGGCATTGCTACTTGACCACCGGATGTGAAGCCACCGGCTGCTCCGGCTAGCGTAAGAGTTACAAAGCTATTAGAAAAGGCTGTTGGCTCGTTCATAGCCCACCAGACACGACCAACTGTGTCGGATTCAAACATATCAAATACGTGAGTACCGTATACAGAAGCTTGACCGGTTACTGAGTTGGATGCAGAGCGCAGTCCTTTGGCGAGAGTATTTACTGATGCAGTAGCAGTTGATCCAACAGTACCTCTTAAGTTTTCAAATGTCTGGTTCTTTGAGGTGTTGACTGTAGTATATAAACCAGTTCTGGTTGCTGTTAAGTATATATTCTGTACTTTCATACCATCATTGTTTCCAGAGTCTACATATATAGAAGCTGGTGCGTTGGTTGCACCACCTATCGGACTTGCAGCAGTACCACCATTTCTAATCTTGATGTTAGAACAGTTAGATGAGTTAAATACACCTAAGTATGGGTGTACGTTAGCATAGCCACCAAAGTCTATATTATTCACTACGATATTGTCAGACGATACTAAAGTCGTAACTACATACTTACCAGTTGTAGCGTTCGTAGTTCCAAGTAATCTGTCTACGTAGCGTATGCGTTCAAAGGTGAAGTTAAATGATGTAGACGGTGTAACAGTTACAGCTACAGTCTTGAATACGCCAGTCTGAGTAAAGTTTCTACACTGTCCAAATGATACTAAACCAGTTGAACGAGCATATTGAATAACACCAGTTTCTACAGTTCCAGCAAACTCATAGTTAGAACAGCCAGTCATAGCCCACGAGTGACCGTTAGAAGCTGCTGCTGCTCGGTAAAAAGAACAATCGGTTACTGTTCCACCAAGTGGGTTGTTGGTTTGAGTGAAGCTAATAGAAGTTCCTAGATAAGAGCCAGTACAATAATCTTCTAGCTCAGTGGGTGCAGCCATATTTGAAGAACTGTGAATATCAAAAGTAGCACAATGAATGTGTCTTACTCGGTATGGTGCAGTAAACAAGTGATACCAGTCGTCCATAAAGTATTCAAAGTCTATATCGCCAGCAGATGTAGTTGTCCAGTCTGGTCGTGAAGCTATTGTAGCGTGTGGTACTAGGTTCAATGCTCGGTTAGCAGATGAAGTTTGTCTGCCTATATTGCTCGGTATGCGTATGCGACAGCCAGCAGGGGGTACATAACCAGCGTTAGTAGTACCGTCAAAGCCTATTCTAACCTGTCCACTTCCTAGAGTTTGAACAAACTTTGCCCTATCATCAGTTCCTAAGTTTGCAGCTAAGAACCAAGTAGAAAGAATTGCAGGGTATTTTTCGTATACGTTAGTTCCTACACCAGTTTCAATCCATATAGCAGGAACGTGAGTGCCAGCACCACCACCATTAGTAGGTATTTGAATAACATCATTAGCACTACCAGAAGTTACTTGGTCGAGTTCAAACCAGCCACCTCTAGTTCGCCAGAAACCAAGACGAGGCACTGTATTTGCTACTGCGATGTCCTGAACCACCTCTATCCAGCCTTGACGGTCTGCTGCAGTAGCGCTGGCACTTATGCCTGTCAGAGCGCCGGCTGCGAATGCTCCACCTGTGACTTCTCTGAATTTAATATAGCCGGTGGCTGGCATTGCGCCACCAACTGCGACTGGTGCAGAGGTATAGTCTGCCCAGACACCTAGTAAATATCCGGTAACGGCTCCCTGAGTAATAGATGTGCCAATAGCTGGAACTGTGCCAGAGCCAGTATCATAGGGCATCCAACGCACGTTTCTTGAGTCGACTAGAACGCCACCACCAAGAGTAGCTGAAATGGTTGTTGCTGCTATTGAGCCGAGCATTGATGCCGGTGCGTTAGCGTGCCAACGTGTATCGGTTCTGATGGTTAATATACCACCGTTTATAGTCCAAGCCTCGCCTGCTGTTCTAGCAACGCCTCCGTCAAGATAAGTGTCCGTTGTAATTGTTGCCATTACGAGTAATTAGCTCCTGTTAGTTGATCACCTGTATATAATAACGTTTTAGTTAAGTCTATGCCACTAGGTGTGTCGCCGGATAGAACAAGCGATGTCAGTTGTAGACCGGTATAGTTGAGTGTTTTGGTTATGGTTTGCACTCCGTCAGTATAGGCAATGCTTGTGAGCTGGTCGCCGGTGTAGCCGAGAGTTGCATCCCACGACTTTAGGTTTTTAGATACTGATTCAAATGTATTAGTTGCGCCAGAGCCAGAGCCGGGAGGACCTTCAGGACCGGCTGGACCAGTAAAGCCCATCGGACCTCTTGCGCCTTCTGCGCCGGGAGCGCCTTCTCTTCCCTGCTTACCCTCAGGACCACGATCACCTTTCTCGCCTTTGAGTTCTTCTAATGGCACAAGGTCTACCCATAAAGAGTCACCTACAAAGCGCCATTGAATATGGGTTGCTGACTTTCTAAACTCTACGCTACGACCATCTCTACCGTCTAAGCCCGGTAAGCCTTGTGCGCCGGGTATTCCCTGCTGTCCGGGCTGTCCTTGTGGACCGGGAGCGCCAGTGTCGCCTTTTTGACCATCATCGCCTTTTATGCCGGGTTTGCCTTGTGGACCTTTGTCGCCGGTTATATCTCTTAATGCAATGAGGTTATTCCATTTATTAAAGCCTCTGTAGCGCCAGAGGATGTGAGTGCTGTTTGTCTGCAGTTCTATTTCTAGACCGTCTTTACCGGGAGCGCCACCGTTCTTGCCACCTTTTGGGTTGTGGTAGAGTGATCGCTGAATGTTGGGCAGGTCTATCATAGTTTTTTATGCAATATAGTTAATGTTATTACTAAGTAAATTGTAGCATAAATCAAGGCAGAGCAGTTTAGCGACTTACTCAGGTCGCTAGGCTATTTATTCTCTGCCAGTATTTGCTCTATTAGTCTTACTGCTACTTTTTGCTTGCTTCCTACGTGCCACTCTTCAGGCTTGCCAGTGTTTAGGTGGTCTTTGTAGTCGTATATGCTGCAGATTACGCCTTCGATGTTTAGCGCCCATTGGTGTATTACTTTATCGGAAGGGTTTATTTCTGGCTGTCCGAATGCGCTTACTAGCTCTGCGAAGGTTGCTTTTACATAGCCTTGTAAGCTAGTTCCGTTTAGTACGTTAGTTGTTTGTCTTTGGTAGTGTAGGTTTGTCATGGGTTTTTTGCCTTTCCATGTCTTATGTTTACTCCTTGAGTATATAGTAACGGTGTACCGTTTACAAGTGATATTTGTCACTTAGTACACAAAAGCGCCCGATCCAGAGCGCTTTTGTGCTTAAACTACGCCTCACGCGTATTGTTGCCGGCTGTTACTTCTTAGTTGGGCATCTGAAGTCATTGAACCTTTATTAACCTGCTACCGAAGTTGGTCAGGGTCGCACCGGCTAGTACTTGCTTACATCGACTATATTGTACTTTATACCATTAGCTTCTAGCCACTCGATTAGCTTTTTGCAGCAGTCGCAGTTGTCGCCGGTAGTATAAACCTGCAGAGTCATAAACTCCCTTTGTCGATTCCGTTTATTATTATTTTACCTTCGTGCTTGCCATCGTCTATCCATATCATTTTAGTATGTCCAATAGCATCCGGAGTATTTATTGCCTTGCCAAGCTCTTCGAGTAATTTTACAAAGTTTCTGGTGGCGCTGTGCCATTTGACTAAGTCTATTATAAAATCTTCAAATCTATCTTCCGGGATTTGGAGTAGGTCTTTTATATTTAACTCGTATTTCTTGGGTTCTTTCACTTCTTGCCACCACGTTTATAGTTTAGAGTTGGCATATTCTGGCTAATTGAAAAGCAAAACTCATGCCAGTATCTTTTAGGTTTTACGTTGTCAAAGGCTATTCCAAACTGTACTTGACCCAAGTTCTTATTGTCTCCAAAGCCACAGTGGTTGCATCTACGTTTGCGTTTTTGCCAATAAGAGATACTGAAGTATTTAATGAAACTCATGATTTACCTCCGAGCCATTTAGTTCTAATCATCTTGTTTACTTTAGCTCTGCCGGAGTCGGTTCTTAGAAGCAGTCTAATGCGTTCTAGTGTTTGAGCTATGTCAATTATTGCAAAGTTGTCTTGTGGGTTGCCACTATACATCGTCAGACTCCGTTAGGAAGTACATCCAAACTCCAGTTGATCTGCCGTTTATGACTTGGCGCTCGCAATATATGTTATAACCGTCTTTGCGAAGCTCGTCTATTCTGGCTGAGTATCTAAGTATTGCCTGTTTTGGGAACTCGTAGTTTGGCACGCCTCTATTGCCGGCATCTTTGAGTATTCTGATAATCTTCTCTGCTTGCGATAAACCTTTTGTTCTCTTGCCCGGCTCAATTGCCGGCTCTATTCTAGTAGCCATGATTATATCTCCATTTCTGGCTTATTATATATTTGACTTACCCACAGGGCTTGTTTGGTCGGTCTTTGTATCCGGCTAATTATTCCCTTCTTTGCTCCACGCTTAAATACGCCTCCGAGTGTTGAGTAATCGTTTAGACCATAGTTTGCAGATTCTAGGAATATAATCAGCATATCTGCAACAATGTATTTATTCTCTTTTGCAAGGGCCAGCAGTAGCTGGTCTGCTGCATCGCGCCATGCTTGGCTCTTTCCATCCATTAGTCAACCAACTTTCTTATGCTGCTTTGAAACTGTTTACTGAGTGCTTCTACATCTACATAGAACTCTGCTAGCTCTTCGGCTTTTGTTTTATCCTCTGCAACAAGTGCAACCTTGATGGCTTGTTTAAAATAATGCTCGACTTTCATTAAGTCTGATTCAATTACTTTTAGAAACTCTGGCAATACTTTTATTGCTTGGTCTTTTTTACTCATATTAAACCCAGATCCATGTAATGAAATCAATTATTAAACTCAGAAGTGCTACTGCTAGTGCTATGAGTATCGCGTATACTAGCGCAGTCAATACAGTGCTTAGTGCTTGGACCGGTTTACTTACCTTCTGGTTGTGCTTGTACTTCATCGTTTGAAACCTCCATTGTTTCAGATTTTACTTGTGGTATTTGTTGTTGCTCGAACTTTTGACACATCTCATCGTCTGCAGAGTAGCCTGAAGCGTATGGACACTCGTTGTTGTATTGAAAGCCACAGATTATGTTTCCGTCTTTTCCTATGCCTCTCTCGAAGTACACACCGGCTTCTGTTGGTGGTGGGCATTCCAGCTGGACCGTTTGAGCCTTTGCGCTAGTTAGCGCCAGCAGTGCTAGTGCTGCGCCAAGTATTGTTATTAGCATTAGTATTTGTTTGTGCCAGTCGTTCATCTAAGTATTAGCTCCTTTTTGAGTGTAAGCATTACTTCTACCGAGCCACCGGCTTTTGCGTTTGAGAGCATAGCCTCTAGTTCTTTAATAGTAAATGTTACTGACATAGTTACTTCATTGTTGGGGTTCATTTAGTTGTCTCCTGTAGTTTCCGGCAGACAATACAATGTCCGTTAATCCAGCAGTGGTCTTTGTTTATAGCAAAGAAGCCACACTCATATTTGATCATGGCTATTTCTTAGCCTTTGGCTTTTTAGGTTCATCTTCTAAGAAGTCAGGCTCGTCTAGAAAGTTATCTTCGACTGTTCCTTCTACTACTAACGCCGGCGATGATTCGTTTTCTAGTATTGAAGTTGTAGGTTCATCGTCTATGCCTAATACTTCAGAGGCTTTTTTGTTTGCCTCCCGATATATCTTGGACACTTTGAATATCTTGTCGTGATCTTCTTCTGCTAGACCGACCAAGTAATCTAGAACACTGTTATAGTTGACCGGGCTTTCTATGTTTGGCTCATCCTCACGTAGAAACTCTGGCAGTTTAGATTGGTTTTTATTAAATATACCCATGTAGACCTCCATCTCTTTTATATAGGTAGTTTTAACTATACTTAACCGTATACCGTTAGTCAATATAATAATGCTTATTCCTGTGTATAACTACCAAATAACTTTATTGGTAACAGGGTCGAGCCTGCCAGTTTGTGGCTTTTTGTTTATCAGTAGCTTTATGATTTGATTTATAAATCTTGCACGCACAATAAGACCCTCCATTCATGCGATTTAGTTGTTTTTGTTATTAAGAGTTAAGACTTAATGTTTTAATTATGCTCCTATATTTCAGGTGGGTCAAGAGAGTCGGGTATCATGCAGTCATCACAGGTATAGTCAAAGGAGTTATTCTCATGCGAGCCACAGGGTATACCTTGATCCATTATCTTATTAGTAAGCTGAATAGCGCTATAAATATTACAAATACTGCTTTAAGCATCAGGTAGGTGGCGTATAGCAGGAGCAGGATCGGCGCTAGTAGCAAAAAGAGTATAAACCACATTACTTGGACCGAATGACCTGCTGGTAGTAAGCGCGAGGTGGTTTACCGTTTTTGAGTGCTGCTGCGAAGTACTTTTGACTGATGCCTTTGCGATCTGCATATTCCATTAGTTCAGCAAAGCCTGCCTCTCCGTTTTGATTTATAAACTCTTGAGCTTTTCTTACCCAGTATTTTTGATATTTACCGAAGTTAAACTTCACTAGCTTGTCGTGTAGATATAGGGCTGTGCTTCCGGTTATCTCTTTAACCTTCTTAACGAACCGGTATGTTCCGTCTTTTACCATCCGGCAGAGCTTTGCAAAGTAGTGACTAGGATTGCTCTTTTGTTTGGCAGTAGCGATCATATTAACCCACTCTTCCGGGTTGCCCATGTTCTCTAGCTTTATCTGAATACTCCGGTAGAACGGTAGGAAACGCTGGTCGTCTATTAGTTCTGATGCGTCTCCTATACGAGCCAGCATCGTTTGTTTTCGCTGGTCGTTAATCTTGTAAGACATTTATCCCTCCATCTCTTTTTAGTCTTGTGTTTGAAACTATAGCACAGTAATAAATATTGCAGCAACTTCGCTTTTGCTTATCGGTGCATAAACCTGTGGACACTGTGTATAAGTGCCTGTTTTAGCCATTAAAAGCTTTCTGTTTCTATATAGTATATAAAATTGTTCTAAAAGAACACTTCTATATAGTATGTAAAAGCTGGAAATTAAAAGGTCTCTTAGGGGTCTCTACTACTGTTGTGCTTGTTTGATTTCGTAGCGTAGAGCTTTTATATACCAATGTACATGCCCGGCTGCTCTTTTGGCTTTGTACCAATGAAACTCTTTTTTGTTTGCTAGCTCGCCCTCTATAAAGATAGGCATAAATTCGCTTGGTTGGTATTTGTAATATTTGTTTGTGATTGTGTTTTTGATTTTGTTAATCATGTCTACATATTACACTATTCTTGCTTATATGTCAATAGTAAAGTAAAAGACGAGCTATTTAGGCTCGTCTGATTACCGAAATGGAGTTTCTTAGCTAGAAGAGTGTCTTACTTCCCTGCTAGGCTACACAGCACTATACCATAACAGATTGACTGCTACCACTGGTGGTTTTGTCCTTTTTGAACCGGCGTGCGCCATAAAACGCGAATGCTACTGCTTCAGTTGGATCGCTTTGTATGTCTGGGTTCATGCTGGAATAACCAAACATCCCATCTTTGCCAATGCTTCGCTTTTTTACTGTTCGTATTGATACGTTTAGAGCCGGCTGGTCGAAGTGAGTGAGTGTTTGATGCTCGATGCCAGTATAGAAGTCTGCGTATGCTGCACCGGCTTCTCTAACGTTTGGAGTAAGTATCTTCTTTTTAAGCTTCTGGTTGGAACGTATAAGCTCCTCTACTAATAACTGCGTGCCTGCTGCGCCATCAATTATGATCTTGTTGGGTTTACGCCAGCGAGCTAGTATCCAGTCTGCGAGCCAGCCTGTGCCGGCACTCATAGGCTTGCGCTCTACTAATTCAACGTGTGTTCTAGTATCTGGCATAACTACTCCCACAGCTAGCGATACGGAGCTACCGTCTGGCGCGAACTTAACTGCATAGACTATGTTGGCGTTATCTGGCAAAGGCACTGCTTTTACTGCAAGAGGCGACCATTGTTCGTCAGTAATAGCTCGCATGCTTTCCACGCCGGCTACCCAGCCAAGACGCATCTTGTTAAAGCTGTCTATTGCCATCTTCTGGGATTCCGATTTTACTGCAGAGCGCATTAGGAAATAACCAAGACTAGGATTAGCTTTATACCAAGCCTCCTCATCGCTGGGGTCGGTTATTGTTTCGACTGACCACTCCTGCCAACAGACATCCGGCGCTTTTCGTTTAATGACTGCTTGGCGCATTCGCATAAAGACTGTACCTTTGCCTCCACCACTTGGTGGAGTACCGGCTCTTATAGTTTGGTGGTTGTGGTTCTTACCGGCAGAGATGGTAGGAAGTAATGCTTCCTGCTGGGCATCGGTCTCTTCCTGATCTTCGTCTAATAGTAGAACATCGTTAGTGCTACCCAGTCCGTTTGTGCGTGTTCTGGTTCTGAACACACATCTTGCTCGGTTTCTAAGCTCAATGTAGTCGAGGCTTTTTGGTTCTTTGTCGAACTCCTCTGTTAGCATGTCGCGTATCTCCTCCTCTGCATCGTAGAAGAAGCGCAAGACCCTGCGTTTTATTTCAGCAACGGTATTATCGCTGTGGGCTGTGTAGATGAGTGCCTCGCCGAGAAATATCATGCCTCCGACTATTCTGGCGATCATAAGTTCAGATTTACCGTTCTGTCTTGGCACTAGTAAGCCACAGTCGGTATTGACCCACTTCCACTCTCCGAATTCATCTTCTTCAACAGCCATCCACCTGTATAAAATAGCTTTTTGCCAGTCGAGTAGCTTTATACCGTAATGCTCTAGTAGCCGGATAGTTTTGTCTGCTAGCCATATATCTCCGTTTTTGTAGTAGTCAAGGCGTGGCTTGGGGTTTCCGTATAGCTTGGGCATTAGTTTACATCCTCTATAGTTACTCTTGATTTAAAGCTAGTGTTGCGAGCGCCTTTGCTTCTGGTGCGCTTTTTATTTGGCACTTCATCCAGTAGCCTGCCAAGCTCGGTTGTTTTTTTAGGACCGAGTCTTTTTTCGTAGTCTGCAATTTGTGTCATAATCTCAGTCATTTCACGCGTTAAAAGGGCTGTATCTCGGCTACCAGCGCCTTTGTCTAGTTTCTCGGCTATTTTATCGCGTGTGGCTTTTAGAACGCCCAGACGGTCATTAGCGAGCGCGAGCTGGGCTATTGTCTTACTGTCCTTGTTTGCTTTTGGACTTGTAAGCCCGGATTGATGTATTTTGTCTATTCGATGTGGGTTGCCAATAATATCGTGCCAACGACTAAGTGCTGCGTATGCTTCTGTGGGTAGGAAGTCCTGCCCTGTGGCTGCGAGCATCTTGATAGACGTTGGTGGCAGGGTTTTAAAGTAGTTTAGCCATTCATCATAGTTCTTTTGTGGCTTAATCTTTATTCGTAGGTTGCGCTCGTTCCACTCTTCCGTTAGTTTCTTAAAGTAGCCGGGAGGCAGATTAAAAAACCACTCATCGTGTAGCCGGTCAAGAACAGCTTTGTCTTTGCCTTTTTGTGGCTTTTTGAATAACTTTTGTACTCGTTCCTGATAGGCTGTAGTTATTAAGAACTTATCTTGGAGCTTTGTGTTCTCGGACATGGGTTATTACTCCACGCCATTCCAGTAGAGGTTCTCGTAGTTATAGCTTGCCTTGTCGGTATATGCTGCTGCAAGTAAGCTTCTAGTATTGATTGCTTTAACTAGCTTAAGTCTAGGGTCGCTGACTTTATAGCTGCTAATGTATACCGGATGAGGTTGTGCCATAACCCAATCATAAAAAGCCTTATGATCAAAGCCACCTTCTCTATACTCGGCTGTGTTTTCGTATGGTGGGTCGCAATACACTATTGCTCTCTCTCTCTCTCTGGTATAGGAACTTCAGAGTAGCTTTTGCCGACCATAACGTCTAGCGTGCTTATTCCGGGCATGTTTTTTATCTGCACAAGCCTCTCAAGCCTCGCTAGGTGCTGTAATGCGCCGATATAGGGTATTTGTCGAGAAAGTACAATCCGGCGCTGGTATGGGGTCTTGTAGCGTTCTGCGTTGAGAAATATGCGTGTGCTGACCTGCTTGCCATATTCTTTTAGTACAAAGTCGTTTGTAAATGTTTCGAGGTAGTTTATATCTGCCTCACCAGTCGTTACTAGTTTTGATAATTCCTCCTTAAAGTCCTGTATATCAAGACCGTATAAATAGCCTTTTTGATTATTTCCAAATGTCCAGCAGGTTTGTAGCATGCCGGCGTGCCAGTCGTCACCTTTGTATTGGCGCTCAAACTCTGGTCGGGTAATAAAGTCAAATGGTATGTCGCCACCTTCTTTTAAGTGGACCACTAGATTACTTATGGCTTGACTAAGCTCGTTGTAGTGAACTTTTAGCTTTGGTTGTTTCAGGGCTAGATATAGAGATACGCTAGCACCTCCACCGAATAGATCGTAAAAGTCGGTTGTATCAGGATGCCTGTTTAGAATAAAAGGTATTATTTTATCAACTAGTTTTTGTTTGCTTCCCATATAGGGGATGCCATAATGCCTCGCCATGTTAACTCCATTTCTGCTTTAATCCTCGAACTCAAGACCACAGCCGGGACAGGTGTGTGTTTTGTTTTGGCTGTCTTTTGCAGCAGGGTCGTTTGGCTCGTCTCCGATGTCTCCGAAGTTAAAGCTAGGCACTCCCCAATTCTCTAGTTCTTCAATATCCCATAGGTTTGCAATTACATCCGTATCCCACTCACCAGATGCAGTGTTGTCTTTAATAATGAACTCGCGCTTTTGCTTATCTGTTAAGCCAGTTACTTGCTTAATGGTAACGTCTGAATAACCGAGTTCTTTGAGTGCGTAAATACGCTGATGTCCACCTAGAATGGTCAGGTTTTCATCAACTACTATTTCGCGCAGTTGTTTCATCTCAGGAAAGTCCCTGAGTGATTTCTTTAGTGATTCATAAGCTTTTCGACTAATCTTTCTTGGATTTGAGTCGTTAGCAATAAGCTTGTCTATCTTTTCAACGTAGGTTTTTACTTCTACTTCTGATTTTGGGTTTGCCATTGTCGCCTTCTCCTTTGTTACCGGGTAGTTCCCGTATGCGCGTTGGTTAATGTTGTTATTGTAACACAGTTAATTCTATTGAAAGTCCTCCGGGTCAATGTCCTCTAGCTCTCGGTGCATTTGTTTCATAGCAAACTCTTCGTATTGCTGGGCATCGGCTGGGTCTGGTTCAGGCTTGTATATTACTGGAAAGTTGCAACTATTACTTACTAGAGTGGCGATATTCTCAAACTCATCATGCCCTAGTACCTCGCGCCAGATAAAGCCACCGAGATTACTATGCGTGCCTCTTAGTGGTTCAGGAGTTTCATCCTCTGCTAATCTTCTAAAAATATGATCATAGTGTTCGTTTCTATCAGGATGGTGCAGGTATAGGACCGAGTTGTCCGGCGTGCATCTAAGCACCATTGAACCCAGCTCTTCTGTATTTACTCGCACATTAAACTCGCTAAACTCCTGCATACATAGACCCTTCTTTGATATACGGTATTTGTAGCCGGACAGCTTCTATAGCCATCTCGCCAACAGTTCTCTCTAATTCGTAGGTTTTAGGAGATAGGCTGGCTTGCTCTATTGCATAGCAGTAGTTGTCTATTGCTGCGAATGGGTCGTTTGGTATACCTTCCCTGATCATAATGCTTTTAACCCGGCGTGCCATGTATATATCTATTACCGGAACGCCGGGTGTGTTTTTGTGCAGATCATCATGGACATCTATTAGCATGCCGACTATTAAGCCACCTCTCCTCCTAATCCACTTGGTATCTTCGTGGGATTCGTGGGGTCGGCGATAATGTAATATGTGGTGGTCGTGGAGGCGCTCAGCCACCTAGTCTTTATCCTTTACAGCATCAATGTAGTGTTGCCACGTTTCTGGGTCTGCAATTTCTCCGTATCCATTTAGATCATCTTCAAGTGGTAGTGGGTGCTGGGTTCTTTGAAATAACTTAAACTCTAGTAATGCAATCTCACCGGTAACGCGTGCGTGGGTTTCTAGTAAGTGTCCACGTATGTTGACTATTTCTTGATCTTGTAATTTGTCGAGGTCATATTTTATGCCTTCTATGCGTTGCACATCCATAATCAAATATTATCATAAAAAAAGTATTGTTATACTTAATTTATTAAAGAGGAGCAAGCGAGTGTCATTAGATAGATTTCCAAAGAAGCCATGCAAGCACTGCAAACAGATGGGACACTTCCCTTATCAATGTTTTACAAACCCCAAGAAAGCACTCAAACGCACTCCAATAAATAGAGTTGGAAAGCAAACTCGGCAGTGGTTTGTTACGCGTGCCACTTGGATTAGAAAGAACCCAGCGCCAGTAGACGGTAAATACTGGCTCTGTTACCTGCGTATTCACGACTGGTGTCCTATTAGACTAGACTTGGAGCATCTTACACTAGACCACGTTATTCCACGTTCTCACGACTCTAGTAAGCGATTTGCGCTAGATAATCTCCAGCCGGCGTGTAAGTACTGCAATGATATGAAAGGCAGCCGGAAGCTTGAGAATGTTAAGCCACCTGTTGTATAATATTTGTACTCAGTAAAAAATAAATACTGCCAATAAAAAAGAGCGCTAATTGCGAGAGCGCTCTTTTTGGTTTGTTTTTATTTACGGTTCTGAATGTATGCAATAGCTGCTGCAGGTAATCCAACCAATACAGCCAAGCCGAGCAATAGCTCTAGACCTTGAGTCTTTACAAACTCCTGTGTGTATTCACTAACGCCCGGCAGACCCCATAGACCGTATAAGAACGCGCCAACTGTGGCTGTTACGCTTTGAATGAATGTTCGCACTGATTTTGCTTTTGCAGTGTTGTTGTCTGGGTTTAGTAATTTTTTATTATCGTCTTTCATGTAGCCTCCTGTTAAAATCTATCTTCTATCTCTTCTTGTATTACATCAACAACGCCACCAACGATTTCGCCGGGCAGACGTATGATGTCTCCGAATATTCCCATGTAACCTCCTATTTGGTTAACCTTAGTTTATCGCTTATCCATACAATGAAGTCTTTTACTAGCTTTATAAACCAGACTGGCACATCTTCTGGTGGATCAGGGGTTGGTGCAGGTGGGTCAGTAGGTTCTACAGGAGTCGGGTCGGTTGGATCAGTAGGACTTGGTTCTGGTGGCTTTGGCACTGGTCGAGGTGGGACATATATGTCTAGGTCTACAGGATTAAAGCCGGTGGCACGTTTATTGTCAAAGCTGAATTTAGTAATATAGTACTCTCGCTTTAAGCCCACGTTGTAGAAGCTACCTGCGATGTCTATGATGTCGCCTTTGTTAAATGATTTTACTACAGGAATAGTATCTGGCCAGCTTGTGACGTTTGTCATATCGTATAGGTTGGTCGGCTGTTTGTTTGCTACATAAGCGCCACCGTCTTTCCAAAGTATAAAGTCCTTGTTCTTAGTTACTGGCACAGGAGCTGGTGCAGGTGGAGGAGGTAGTGGAGCTGGGTTGTAGCCACCGGTTGCCCACTTGTTTGCTTCTGCAAGCATTCTGTTTAAGTCTAGCGTGCCGGGACATTGAGTAGTAAAGAAATCGCTGTGCTTCCAAAGGCGTGGAGCTTTCTTGTATCTACCGTTTACCGGGTTAAATAGCTCATTGATTAACCAGCCGGCTTTCTTGTAGCCCTCTGCGTTTAGCTGGGGAGAGAACTCTACAGATATAGTTGTGGGGTTGCCGGCTTGAGATGCCCACGCCACGTTGTCTGGGTTTACTAGCATAGTAATCTTGTTATTGCTCAATACATAGTTAACTGAGCCTGTGCCTTTGATGGCTTTGCCTAAGATGTAATTGACTATATTATCGTGATCGGAGTCTTTTACTGCAGTCGGGGTATTCCACCAGTGGACCGTAATACCGTCTCTGGAGTATCTACCATAGTACTTTTTAGCTTCATCTGGCGTGTGCCAGCCATTTTTATTAGCGAGCCTTATTTCTATTGGATAAGCCATGACAACTCCTTATTTCTGTTACTAGCATAATTATAGCACGATAGCAATTTACCAGTTATTAGATAGAGGCACAGGGTTTCCTACTTCTGCACTAGGATAGTCCTCTGCCATTTTAGCGCCTTTTTTACGGTTACACTTGCTGTGGGTAAGTTGCAGGTTCTCTAGTTCGTATAATGCTCCACCTCTAGCTCTAGGCACTATGTGGTCAACTTCTACTGCAAGTGGAGAGAATGGAGGAGCTTCAACGTCTATTAAAGTGTGACATATAGCACAAATGTGGTCTTTACTAGCAATGGCTCTTTTACGAGTTATTGCCCACTCGGTCTGATTCCACTTTTGCTTTCTAGGAATTGGGCTGTCCATAAACTTTTAATTATGACCAAGAACAACTAGCTCTGAACCTATAGCAAAGTCGCCAGTTCCGTTGTTTACCCAATCAACTCTACTTATGGCATCGGCTGTATTTGCCCATTTACCAATGGCGTTTCTATCAACTGGAGCAGTACCTGCTCCTGCAGCGCCTCTTGTTATTGTTCTATATCCAACTAATTTTTCTTGGTTAGATACATTTATTATATCTGCTGTAAAAAATATGGGATTAGATGGAGTGCCTGAATCAAGCGCTATAAAAGTAACAGAGACTGATGCATCATAAGAATAGTTAGAGCCAGAGTCATTGTTAAACCTTAAAAAAGTATCATTCTGTCCTGAGTTTAAAGATAAGCCTTGAATTCTTAAATATTTTCTTGCAGGTAGACCTGTGACGCTAATAGTATCGCCGGCGCTTCCGAGAGTTGTCCTGCCCAGCTCTTCCCACCATATACCGGCATCTGCTCCTGTTGCTGCCCAATCTATCTTAGTGGCAGTGACTTGGTCTGCACCAATCATTGCAGTAGTAATCCAGCCAACAAGCGACTGCAGCCATTCTTTTAATAGAGTAAGAGTAAACTTCTTTGTGCTTCCTACGCTGTCGTCAACAATTGGAGCTTCATCATCTCCGTCAGGGCTTGTCATTGGTGGTAGTGCGCTAATTTTTACCATAGTGTTTCCTTTCCGTTATTATATCACTAAGTTGGTGAGGTTGGGTTGTTAATTGTTTGCTCGTTCAGCAAGGCTCGGTTTATACGTTGCATCTGGTCACTCATTCGTATTGGAAGTCTGCCGAGTGTTAAGACAGCGATTCCATCACTAAAGTTAGGCTCGCGTCTTACTACCTGCAGGACCATATCGTCTATGAAGTTACCGAAGTTCTTGAAGCCAATGGTTACGCCCGGCACAAGCTGGGTTATGTCTATATGCTCGTTTAATACTGTAATGGTTGTTTCTTGGACCTCCTCCGAGTTCTCTTCTATGAATGTCTCGCCGATGGCGTTTGCAGTTGCGTCTAAAGTTAAACGGTTATCTGAACGGGCAGATGTTCTTAATCCAAAGTTTGCAACACTCTGGCTGTCTGCATAATCACGAAATAAGTTGACTCCTCCACCGGTGTCGCCACCTGTGAGCAATAGGTAGTTTTTTACTTGTTCTATTGTCAGAGCTAGGTTTAGCTCGTTTATATGTCTGCCACGAACTATAGTGTAGTCTGCACCAACAGAAGTTTGTTTGATGTCTATTTCTGAAGTACCAACGTCAATATATGCATAATAACCGGTTGGACATAACTCCAGTATCTTTTTAATAGCATCATAAATAAACGAAACTATAAATGTATAAGTTAGAGATAAACCAGTGGCTTCAAAGTCGCGTTCTGTTATTAGACCACCACGAGCATTGTAGTCGAGCAATATTCCAGTAGCCATATCTGCTACAGGGTCGTCTGATGTGTAAGTCGTCGTTGTTGTAGGAGTACCGGACTTTGTAATGAAATAGAAGTCACCGGTTGTGGCGATGTATGATCCTCCACCACTTCCACCCGAGTAAGATGAAGAGTACATTGTACCGTTTGCGTAAGTGCTAGAAGTTCCATGCCGGTAGACTCGTATTGACTGACCCGGCGCTACCGAAACAGCCATGAAATACTCATCGGCACTATTAACTCCAAGAAGCTGGGCATATTCAAACTGCACATCGGCTGCGCTAGCGTTTGCCACGTTCTTTGTAACACTTCCTACAAAGTTACCGGCTGGACCGTCAAACACGCTTAAAGTGACTGTAGCAGTGCCTTGTAGCTTAAGAACTATTGCACCAACATTAGTTACTGAGCCACCTGTGAGCCACGTTTGACCGTATCTCTGCCACTCGCCGGCTGCTTTACCTGTACCCTGCGTGACTGTAACATATCCGTTCTGGCTGCTCTGAGTAACGTCTGTTGTATAAGAGAACGGATAGCCACGAGCAATATAGTTATTCAAATCAAGTCCATCGCTGTATGCTGTTAGACGGACTGATGAGTCGCCCTCTGCGTATTTAAACTCTACTCTATTAACTTGACCACTGAACTCTAGCTTTCCGTTTGGGTAGTATTGGTTGTATACCCATATCTTAAGATGGTTGGAGTTCTTGAATATAGCTTCGTCAGGAGATGCACCGGTAGTAACAAGCAGTTCTGTAGAGGTGGCTGTAATAGGCTCGTCTGCTTCAGTAGTTATTGGATCGCCGGCTTCTGTTAGTAGTGGAGCAACGGTTACTTCGTTATTGACGTATTTACCACAGACAATAGCGATAGAAGTACCGGCACTGTTTATATCTTGAGCAAATCCGAACTTGGTGGTTACATTTGGGAGCAAGCCTAAGTAATTACCGTCTCTAGAATAAACCTTATAATCAACTCTGGTTGGAACTTCTGCCGGTAGACCAGTGACTTCAATATGCCAATAAACGGTTATAGATAAGTAATCAATGGATGCAATACCAGCGCCACCAGATACATCGCCGGTGTCTACAGATGCAGCTATTGTACTAATGTCTGCCGGGTCGATAAAGTCTAGACCCCATAAATCAGTTGGACCACCGTAAGAGCCGGATAGTGCGCCGATGTCTTTTGCTACTGCACCGGATATGCCAAGATATACACTGCCATAACAACCGGTTTGTGATCCGTCTATATAAATCTCAACTCCATCAATAACAGCGCTTTCTGGTAGTTGCTGAAAGTCAAAGTCTGTCCCGGCTATTGTTGCACCAAAGTCGCCACCGTTAAAGTAGCCGAGAGTTGATGAACTACCATCATCTGCAGTTATATTGCTGGGGTTAACCCATGCTGCGCCATCTTCACTAGGAGACTGGTTTGCTGCAGTTGGCAGTTTCGTGCTTGAGAAGTTTTGCTCCATAGTCTACAACCACCGTTTAGTATAAACACCGGCTACATCGACATTCCTTGTAGTAAAACCGTCTGTGTAGGTTATTGAGTTAGCGCCCGGCTCTAGCTCTAGGAATGTACCGTAATAGTCTATTTCTATGCCATTAAGCGTGACAGTTCTCTCGGCGCAGTCAATTACAACGACATCGGCTGCTTCTAAGCCTTGACCGTATATTACGAGTTCTTGGTTGTTGTTGTCATTAGATATTTGTACATAATCGCCATCGCCAGTAAGTGAGTTTATTGTGATAGTTATCACAGGCAGTTGGTATGGAGCAGAGCCGGCTATTGTTGGCGCTTCCGTAAACGTGGCGCTAGTGAAGCCGGACTTTAGCGACCAGAGGTTTGTGGTGGCAGTATCTAATCCGAATGGGTTTGTGCAGATAAACTCTACTGAGAACTCTGCGTATAGCGCTTTTTGCTGTCTTGAAACAGAGATGGTGTTGGCTGTAGCAATGTACCGGCGCGTGCTGCTTCCGTATACAATATCTAGGTTCTTATCCTTGCTGTTAAAGTATCCCTTGAAAGTATCTATTCTGTCGTCTAGGTTTGCCTGAGTGCTTCCATGTATTGAGCCGGCTATTATTATCTTTTTGCTTGGGTAGTTGATAGATGGTATTGAACTACCGTTTGCATCAGCTTTAGCGTATAGGACAGCAATTTTGTCTGGTATGTTGGTGTGGTCAATGCGATTAGTAATAATGCCGACTTTAGTTGTCGGGCTGTAGGTCTGAAGGTCATTGCTATTAAAAGTTAGATCACCGTTCATGCTTGCGCTCCCTGACGAGGTGTTATACCCATGCCAACGTTTATTGTATCTTGGTTAAGCTCATTAAAGAATGCCTTGACTGCGCTTTCATCGCCCAGCACTATTTTTTGGATGTTTACGCTTTGGTTTGTAGTGTTGCTGTTTGCTCCAGCTCCCATAGCAGATGATGATCCAAAGGCGACACTTGGGTTTACTATTGGACCGGTCATTCCAGCCATTGCGCTAGATGCCATGCTGTTGACTGCGTTCTCTACCATGCCGGCGTGTTTATCCACACCTTTTGCAAAGCCCTGATCCACGTTTTTACCAAACTCAGCAAATACCTTTGATGGAGAGTTTATTCCGAGTGCTTTTTTTACAGGACCGGGTATCTTGTCGGCTACAAAGCTTATAATCTTATCCTTCAGCCAGCCACCAAGACTGTTGATTCCATTCCAAAGTCCTCTGATTAGGTCGCCACCAATCCTTACTAGACTGCTCGGAGATAATACTCCACCGATAGTTTTTATTATTTGCCACGCAGCACTTCCTATTGAGCCAAGCATGCTCCATATACCAGATATGGTGGCTTGGAGTAGCTGAACGCCGGCTTGTTGCATCTGACGTATAAATTGTGGGCTTGTAAGCGTTGCTATTATGTTTTTAACGATTACCGGAATAGCTCTCGCCAATGCTCCAACAATAACCGGTATTGCCTGAATAAGCGCCATCATAAGTTGGATCATACCCATAATAATAGCTTGCAGGGCTTCCGGTGCAGTAAGACCGTTGACTATTGCATCAATAATAGTTGGCATTGCATCAGCTATTATCTTAACTATAGCCGGCAGAGCTTGGAGCAATGCTAGGAATAGCTCTATAAATGCTGATATAAGAGTTGGTAGAGCAGTCAGCAATACTTGAACGATAGAAGGTAGAGCAGTGACTAATGCAGAGATTAGGTTTTTAACTGCACCAATAAGCGCCGGAATTAGTATTGGCAGGGCTTTTGCAAGCGCCGGAACTAATGCACTTAATACAGAGCCTATTCCTGTGACAATTTTAGGCAGTAGGTCAATTATTTGTGGTATTGCTATGTCTATTGTATTTAAAAGGCTGTCTATGAAGTCATTTACATCTCCCTGACCGGTCAGAAGGTTATCAAATGCTTTTTTGGTGGTGTTTAAGCTACCAGAGAGTGTTTCATTCTCTTTTGCATAGTTACCGGCATATTTTGCTGTTTTTTCTAGGAATAACTGATTTGCAAGACCGACTTTCTCTTGTATAGACATCTGGGCTGTAGTTTTACCAAGACCCTTTTCTAGTGCATAGGCATTTAGGCTTGTGTCGTTCATCGCCACACCTAAGTTGTCCATCATAGTAAAGTTGCCCTTTGCCATGCCGGTTACTGCTTCAAGTGCTGCAGTAGTATCGATGCCCATTATAGAAGCGATGTCAGAAGCACGTTGCATAGCATCGGCTGACATAGTCATTGATGTTTGAACATCAAAGCCAGCGCCCTGAAATAGCGAACCCATCTTGTTTGCGCCCTGTAGGAACTCTTGCTGTGATAAACCGGCGTTTTTGTATGCGTCTTGAGCTTTGGACTTAATACCGTCTGCAAACTCTCCAAATACTGCCTCTGCGCCTCCCAGCTGTTGTTCTAGCTCTGCACCGGCTAGTAAAGCCTTACCTGTAAGCGCAACAAGCCCAGCAGCGCCAACTGCAAGCCCAGCACCTATAGCAATACCTGCTCCCTTTGCGAAGCCACCAAGTTTACCGAGAGCGCTTTGGAAAGGACCACTATTACTCTCAACTTCTGAGCCGAGTGCTGCAGTAGCTGGACCGGCAGAGCCTTTGAAGCCACGAGCAATCTTGCCCTGAATGCCGGTCATGTTTGGCGCTATTCTTACATAAGCTGTACCGAGATCTGCCATTTGGTTCGCGTTATACCTTTCTTAATCCAGTTTTGCCGCAACCGTTGGCGTGTTTTTATATTGAAATTATAACATAAAAGCGATTAGACACGACCTGCATCTTTTGCTTTTGCCAGCGCTACGTGTCCGATGTAATTAGCGTGCGAGTCTTGACCTTCAGCTTTGACTGTAGCAATAGCACGAACACCACGCTTAATTGTGCCTATTCTTGTCTCTACAGTAATGGTTGGTGGGTTTGAAGTAAGACTACCAGCCATTGACCTTGCTCTGCCGGCTATTGCATCAGCAGACCTTTTTACTAGCGATGCAGACATCTTTTGAAGGATGTCTTGACCACCTGTTTGATCTAATACAAATGATACATCTTTACTCATAGTTATAGTATACCCCACACGCGTATAGGCGCTCCCCTACTCAGCTCCTAGTCTTGCGTTTTTTACGAGTTTATAGGGGTGAGTGTTTTTATTTTTTATGCCGGAGTAGGGTAGGGGACTTTGTTCGCTTTTTGTATAAATAACGATTTATAGGGGTAATTATCTAGTTATGAAACAACCAGACCTTTTTCGTCAATAGACGAATATGGTCGGTTTATTTTATAGTATTTTGCCTGTATACATTTTTTAACCACGAGGTAGGTCTAGTATAGATCGGATGTCCTCTACTGTATGAGCCTCTGCGCCATTGTTTATTGGGCTTGGTTCTTTTGGTGGCTTCATAAATTCCGGTATAAATGGCTTTGGTTTGTGGCGTGGGACTTTCTTCTGACCGTCTTTGGTCTGTTGCCAAGCTAGAACTTCCAATAAATACGTGGCTTTGTTTGCTAGTATCTCGGACCATCCCCATTCGTTAGCCGGCGAGATAGCAATAAACGTTCTACAACTTCTCGGTAATTGAAATAGTAGTCGCGCTGCTCTTGCTGGCGATACGTGCGCGATGTCTAAGTTGTAGTATTGCTGAAAGTCTGCCTCTAATTCGTCAGGATACTGCCAGCGTATCTTAACAAGGGCTAGCCTTTTGGGTCGAAGCGCTGGATGATTGCTAGGTAGACATCGTTCAATTTACTGACTCGGAAGCGACCTTTGTAGTTTGGCTCGTCTTTGTGGGCTTCTGCATCTATAGCAGAGAAGTGGGTTTTCATATCTTCATAGCCCTTGTCGCCAATAAGAAACTTAATCAATGGCACGATTCCGGCGATTTGACCTTTGTTTTCAATACGGTCAATATACTCAAATGCCTCGACATCATCTAGTAGGTCTGTATCTACTGAGAAGGTGTATCCGTCTAGGTCAATTTGTTTAATGCTGCTTTCAGCTTTTTTCTGATCTTCATCAGCCATAGTGTTTGCTCCACTTCTTTTTTACTATTGTATCGATATTGTAGCACATAAAAAAGCGCCCAGATATACCGAGCGCTTTTAAACGTGTACTTCGCTTAAGACGATAGAGCTGTCGCAATGTACTCAATGTGTGTTTGCCCATTTTCATCTGGGTAAGCAACAAACTGAGTAGGATATGTGATAGCCTCGCCATCAACGTAAGTGATCTCGCCACTACGATCAGCGATTTGAGCATTTGGCACGACAATGCGCTTGATGCGCCCACCGGTCAATACTAGCTCGAATACTACCACTACATTTGGCAGCATTTCGCTGGTTTGGTTGACTGTAATGCTTCCATTACCTTCAACTGTAACGTTTCCATCACCATAATACACTTTTAGTGCTTCTTCATTGGTCTCAATGAGATTAACAGTAAACATTTCTGTAAACGTGGTTTGACCGACTAATACTAAGTCGCCTCCCCATGCGTTTATGTTCTCTGTATCGGTCTCAACCGAGTTAACCAAGCCATCTTCGCTGACATAGCCCATCCCTTTAAAAGCTGCGTTGAGAGTTCCCCAAGCAGTAGTAGGAAGAGGTGTGCCGGCAGGTGCTACATAAACAGCACCGGTTGACTTTGGTTTACCAAACGAAACATTATCAGCATCGTTCATGGATTTTACCTTTGTTCAAGTTGTCGGCACAACGCGTGTGAGGTGCGCTCTGCTTATGGCTATATAATAACATATTTTATTCTGCAGAGGTTTCTTTATTCTCAGTGACGTTTACAGTCTGGTGTTCTACCGTTTGCTCAGATACTTTTTGAATAACAGCCTTTTCTAACTTACCGTTTAGCCGGCGCATAAACTTTAACAGTTCATCGTTTGACTCGGTGTTTTTTTGAGTACTTTCAGTGTTATTGCTGACCATACCGGCGAGCTTCTCGGCTGTTTCTGCGTGCTTAGTAAGCGCCGGAGCTACATCTCCGAGTACCTTTTTAACTACCCACGCCATTAAACCGACTGAGGTGGCTAGTACGCCGAGTGCTGCTATTGCTACTGTTGAGTCACTTTCCATTTGTAATCCTTTTTATTTAAGATGAATAAATATCATAGTATAAGTTTTGTGAAGTACTAATACTCGTTAGTTTCTGTTGCCCATATAATCCAAGCGATTTAAGCTCAGACTTTTTAAACCATAAGTCACCACTTGGGTTGGTGTACTTATAGTTCTCTGAATATGGACCGGCTGTTTGTGACCAAGTATCGACAGGTGGTTGGTCGGTTGGAGTAAGCATTGCACGTTTTACTGCTTCCATTACTACCCATCTGGCAGTAGTAGAGTAGGCTTCGCTGGCTTCTACCTTCATATCTAGGTCAATACCAACATCAGTGGCTATTAGGCGCAGACGGTTGCTGGCGAGTTCTAGGAGTATGTCTGCGCGACCTTCATCTGCTTCGGGGACATCTTTCCAGAAAGCTTCAAGTTGCTCTAGTGTTGCAAATGGTGTTAGTGCCATTACTGACCTCCTCCGTTCTGCATAAAGCTTGCTGCAGTTGCAGCCTGTCTTTTAGCGACTAGCTCTTCTGCTTCTCTTATTCCAATACCCAGCATTCTATAGCCGGAAACTGTGCCGATAATCTCAGGCATTGCTTGGTAGAGCTTAAATATAGCGTCACCGGCTGCGCCGACATCAACTTGGAAGATAGGTTTCCACGCTGGGATGATTTCGTTTAGTGCTGCAGGGATTTCATCATTACCGTTCATGGCTAATCGGAGAGTTATACACAGCTCTTTTATTTGCTGACCCATTTCCTCTTGGCTATTGGTTGCTTCTAGTAATAGATCGTCTGACATAGTCGCCAAGCTCTCGGCGCTGGTTGGGTTGCCGGTTTCATAGCCTAAGTTGCGAAGAGTAAGTGCTGTTTCTGCACAGAAGTCGCGAGCTTTGTCTTTCTTTGCACCAATAAAGCCTTCAATGCTCATTTGCTGGAGGACACCTACGGTTGGTGCATCGCCATCTTCGTCTTTTGTGATCGCCCAGACTTTACCAATAGCCGAGTCAAGGTTCTCGTCTTTAGTAGCGCCTTCTGCTAGACCGGTAATATAGCGCTGTGGTAGTGCGTAAAACTCCTCTGCAATTTCCTCGCGTCTTTTAAGCCTGCCAACTTCCTGAATGATGCGCCGGGCTGTTTTTGTGAGCCGGGACTTGCCGAGTGGCTGGTTTGCACTTGCACGATGCGTGATTGGATGTAATAAAGTGCGCCCTGTTGGGTTTGGGATGATTTCTGATATTGTGCGACCCTCGAATATTGCAGTGAAGCTAGGTGTGAATACTATGAAATCAGATGGCGCGAAGCGTATACCTTTCTTTTTTGGCTGTGGCTCTGCCCAGCGAGTTACTGCCAAGCCATATTTCAATAGCCCGGTTGTTTGGTCTATTACGCCAGTGGCTTCAGTCGCAGTAAAAGGTATTAGCATCTTGCGCCCGGTCATCATCTCGTCTGATACTGCTATAAACGAACAGCCGGCTATAAATGCATCGTGCTTGGCTTGGCCAATAACGCTGTAGCCATTTATTTGAGTTAAGTAATCATTTATTCCGAAGCTGTCTTTAGCAAAGCCATCAAATACAACGCGATCCGATAATGTATTAACTGCTCGGCTAGCCCATCCAATACCCGGTCTTAAGTGGACCATTCTTTTAGGTGTAGAGATTCCAAAGTCACGAGTGCTATTGTCGGCATTATAATAGTCGTATTTGTTTTGTATTTTTGGTTCGTGACCAGCGAGGCAGAGCAACAGTTCTCTTGCTACTCCTTGTGCTATTGGGGTTAATGGGTTTTGTACCGGCTCTTGTTCCATTCTCATCCTTTTAAGCCGGATTTGCCGCACCGTATGCGTGGTTGTTTATTCAATAATTATTATAACAGATATTGTAATTGTAGCATAAGAACATTACAACTATTCTGACAGCTCTGTTATGCGTATAAAAGCTCCCGGCTTGCCTTTGCGATATTCAGCCTGTGCTTGCATAATAGGCACATCTTGCCATTTATCGTCTTTCAATATTACTGCCTCCACGAGCATATCTAATATACTAGTCAGCCGGTTGTCTAAGTCGGCTCTTATCTGAGTGCCAAAGTATATGATTACTTCTATGCTTACAGGGTTAAAAAAGCGCTCGCGTGTCTGTAGCCGGGTCTGTTGCATTGCCAGCTTTTGCCAGTCCATATACTTCCGGCTTGGAAAGCTCATGCCATCGCCTCTGTTTATACGAGAGTTCTTTTTACTCGGAACACTACCTTGTAATGTAAGCTCAACGGTCTTTTGGTTTGACATAGTTATCAAGCAGTCCGTTTCTTGATCTATAGCCCTCAGTGGTAATAGAGCAGTCACAACCTCTGTGGCGCTTAAATACCTCAGAGTCTGGGTTGGTATAAGTTCCGGCTAGCGATTCGCACCAACTGCAGGTCTCGCCATTCATCTTTCTTGTTACCGTTGGAAACTTGCCGGACTGCCGGGCAGTAGTGGTGGCATCCTCTTGAGCTTTTGAAGCCATTGTATCTAGGTAGTTACGAACGTAATCATCTAAGCCGAGAGCGCCGGTGGCTACGCTGGCGCTGGCTACCTTTGCCAGACCGTAATATCTGTCGTCAATGCCCGGACCACGAGTATACTCTATCTCCATGTCAAAGGCGTTCATATCATAAACTTTAGCGTAAACTGCCGATCCAACTTCCCGGAACAGTATCTCTTGGTTGAGCTGACGTATCTCTGGGTCTATCTCTGGGTTATTTATAAGCGCCAGCGCCTTCAGGACTTTCTGAGTAATTGTATTGTTCAGTTGCGAGTAATCCATTAGAAGCTCCAGTCGTCTATTGTTGCTTTAATATCTTCTAGTGCTGCAATCGTGCGCTCAACGCGCCGGCGAGAGTACGTGCGCTCGCGTGCTGGGGTTTTTGTGGCTATAAGTACATCTATGAACCTAGAAGCCTGCAGGTCGTCTAGTGCGTGCGTAATCTCGGCTATACTCTGGGCTTGCATAACTGTTTCGCTGGTATCTTTTACAATGTCGCTTGCTACGAGCAACTCTTTGACCTCTTTGAACTCTTTGGTCTTAATAACTGCTAGGTCGGCGATGTATTTACTTTGTGCTTCCGATGCCATCTATCACTTCCTCTCCATCTTCGTTTTCAGATATATCTACCACTGCATTTTCAAGCTGTAAGCGCATAACCCTTTTGCCTTTGTCGTTTCTGACAAACTCAACTTCTGAATAATCCTCTGAGAGTTTTTTAGCGTGCTGTTTACTGACCACGACTACATTACCTGTGAACCTGTTTATATACGGTGTTTTTTTAGTAGCCATATTATGTTTATTTTAGCATAAAAGAGAAAAGACCACTCGGAAGTGGTCTTATACTCGGTGCTGGACTAGACTCTAGGAGCTAGCGCCGGCTGTGCTGATGATGCTGAAAGCATTACCGTCAAAGATTGCAAAGCCAAATACTGCTTCGGCGCGAATTGCAATTTCGTTAGTTCGCTTTAAGTCACCAAGACCATCTGGATCACCATATTCGATAGTCTCAAGAGGAACTTCACGAGCAACACCCCACTTGAAGGCATTGTAGTCACCCAAGATAGCTTGAATGCTTACTTCGCTAGATTCTAGTTCCTGACGACCACTAACTGTGTCGCTAGACGCAGCAGCAAGTCCCTGAAAGTTCTCGAAGCCAAACCCTAGACCAAGCTCTGGGTATAGAGGTCGGTTCTGGCTGTCTTTCTTTCGAGCCAATTGACCTGCGTAAACAGGGTCAAGCGCGATTCCAGTTGCAATATATCCAGCTTCTTGAAGGTCGCTTGCAGCAGTTTCAAGATCGGTCTGAACATTGCCAGTAGCAACAACACGACTAACACCGTTGCCGGCTTTGTCAAAGTAGTTTGCTACATCAGATGAGATTTCACCAGTCTTTGGGTTGATTCCATGAATAGCAATCAAGTCAACTGCACGACTAAGTGCTGTTGCAACGTTTGCTACTAAGCCATCAACAACGCCAGCTTGGTAATCTTCGTCTGCCCACATAAGTTCCTGAGAGAAACGATATGTGATCTGAACTTTATATGTTTTAGCTGTGACTTTGGTAGGAGTACCATCGTTTGAGCTTTTATTTGAACCCTCACCAACAAGCTCTGCTTTAGGAGTGCCTGTAAATGTGAAGTGGTCAGTAGAACCGACCTTAATTTCTGGGTCTTGTGATGCTAGCCTTGAAAGAACACCACCACGAATGTTCTTACTCCATGAATCGCCGGTATGGTTGGCGAGGTCAAGAGCAGTAGTTAATAGGGGATTAGCCATAACTTTAATTCTCTCTTTCTAAATAGATTAAACGGTTAATTAGTCGTCAGACTTATTCTTACCGAATAATTTACCTGCGAGCGCTTTTGAGTCTGTTTCTTTCTCGCCGGGCTTTTGCTTCTTATCAATTTTGATAGTGCCACCAGTCATTCCTTTGGACAGCTTTTCAGCTCTCTGCCGGAGTTCATCGACTGAATCGCCGGTTACAAACTCTGCTAACTCATCAGATAGCTTGAACTCGCTGACAATCTTTACCTTATCTGTCTCTAGCTTGGCTGCGCCGAGCTGTTTCTCTAGGTCAGACTTTTCATCGCTGATAGTCTTAATCTTGCCTTCAAATTCTTTTGCGATGGTTTCAACTTTGCCGGCTTTCTCTTTGAGTGTGTCGTAGTCTGCAAATTTGCTACGTTCTCGTTCGAGTCGCTTTTCAACAACGCTGTCTACATCGGCTTGAGTAAGTAGATTGTCGTCTACCTTTTTAAA